CACTGAAAGAATCTTTAGCTGATATTGTATAATATTGAGATGAAATAACTTCGTTTGAAGATAACACCGTATATACCAAGTTTGAAGCAGAAAGAGGTTTAAAATTCTTAACTGTAAAGTGTTCTGAATCTTTAACTTTGATGACAAAGGGAATATCAACGTTTGAAAACTTTTGAGAATCTATATTGAAAGAATTTTCAGCATAAAATTCGCCATCCATACCATTTGATGTGACACTAAAATTATCTACTTCATTGTTTTGAATAATATTAGCAGATAGAGACACTTTCAAATTATTATCCCATATGTTATTGTTTCTTTTATCAAAGAAAAGATCGATTTGCAATTTGTTGACACTATCGTCTTTGAAATAAACTTGCTTATTACCTGATAGACCAACATAAAACGCTGATACATCTGTAGAATTAGTTAGTATAATGTTATTATTTGATACCTTAGCATATACTGGAACTGTATCTATTTCAATTTTATCAATCTCGATATATTCATATTGCTTTTTTGTCTGATTGTATATCTTTTCGAAAAAAGAATATGTGTTTCTTAAATGTCTGAATTTATCTGGAGTATCTTGGAAATAATACTCACTACCACTTCCGCTTATTCTGTAGAATATGGTGGAAGGAGTGACATTACTTGGGTAAGTTGCCGAAGCAATTAAAGGACCTGATATCTTTCCATTTTTCCATATAATATTGTCATAATACGATGCATCTTCAAAGTCTATTTTAAAGGTGTTTACCAAATAGTCTTTGATATTAACTGTTTTGATCGTATTTGATATGATAGCGTTTGAATAGCAATCGAAAATTGTTAGATTGGTGTCATATTTCCCAGCCTTGTCATAATATTTGTTAGCCGTTAATGATGTGGAATATGTTCCATCACCAAAATCCCACAATACTCTAATATAAAATAAATTCTCAACATTCGGTATAAATGTTAATGGTGTTTCTTTTAGAGCATATGCACTAAGAACTTGTTCATTTTTATAATCAATGATTTTAAAATCAAATTGTTGGTAATTACTCATTTACTATTGAAATTTTTTGATATATTGATTGAGGATTGAAGAAATAAGGGAATTTGAAGAATGGTAATGTTGTCGTTTGATTGATAATAAGATCATCAACGTCTTCATAAATAGCATTCCATGATACAAATGAAATACCATTGAAAATCTCATTACCATTTCTTGTTCTTATATTGGCAACCCCTTCCAAACTTAATATGTCCGATGTCAGCGATGAAATATCTAACTTTTGACCTAAAACATTTCTTGAACTATCGAAAAATGATAAGATAATATCGCCAACTTTCTTTTTCAAATTTTCAGGATTTGTTTTAGAGTCGTTTTTACGAACAATTTCCAATTTGCTTGTATTTAAGACACTTTTATTAGCAACACCATTGGTATATCCAATATCGAAAGCGACATAAATTGGATCACGAGGAACTACTTCATGACTTAAAATTTTTCTATCTTTTGTTTTTTCAATGATTAAATTTTTCAAACTATTTGATAGAAAAGGTGGATATGCGCCATCATCTTTTAGACTAAATTTAGGAACGCAAAACACGTTTACATTATTGAAGTCGCAAGAATCTGCAAAATTTACTTGATTTATGATCACTCTGTTTGATTTATTGGGATCAACACAGATTTTGTAGAAATAATCAATGTAACTATCAATAAAAATTTTGTTATTGACAGTCTTGACAGAAGAAATGATATTTGATATCTCTTTGTTCAAGAAAGTATCATAATCATCCTCAGTTACCAATTTTATTTGAGAATTTAAATATTTGGGAACGTTGTTTTTGATTTGCTCGACACTTTCTGCTTCCGATATAGCAGTGGAATTGTCTGTATTGGTGAAAAACAGAAACGAATTGTTTACAGAATCAATTACATTTTCACTGTTGGAATTTGTAGTATCATTATAGATTTGAGTAAATCTAGTGGAGTTAAAATTGAACAATTTGTTACCATTGATAGCACCTTTACTGATAATACCATTGAGGTTATCACTCAGGATGTAATAAATTGCGACTTCATCACCAGATTCAATTTTTTTACCGAAAATACCATTACCGAATTTGACTTCATAAAATCCTGAATCGTTTAGACGAACACTGTAGTAACGATCATCGTTTTTAGCGAGGAAAATATTATCCAATTCTTGATATTCATACCATTTACCATCACTCTTTTCTTTGACATACACACTGACAGTTCCATCGGAAATAAATCTTGTATCATTGGTATCAACTCTATTAACTACTACAATCGGAAGAGTTTCAAACTCATCGCCATTTGCAGTGTATATTGGGTATTCCCCAACTGTACCTTGATAAAGGATTAAATTATTTTTAATGCTATCAATATCCTGTGAACCAGTAACTGATTTTTCAAAATTAAAATCTTCCAATATTGTGTATTGGATTTTATCAATCAAGAAATATCCATATTTTCTTAATGTGTAATTACCCACACCCAAAGAATTACTCGCCACACATGACACAGGAACTAGAGATGTTTGTTTACCAGTAGGTTTATACCCAACCAAATTTACAATTTTGTTAATATTCTCATAAATCGTAGCTTGAGAAAACATACTCTCCGAAGCTGTCTGGTTCAAATAAAACAGTAAAACATGGTAACTAAAAGCAATAATATCAATAAAAGAAGCTAAATTACTCCCTTCATAATTCTGATCAGTGAAATTAGAATTTTCATTCAATTTTTGAATGATGAAATCTTTGAGAGAAAGCGCATCAAAATTGATGTAAGCATTTTTTGGTAAATTATATTCAATAGATTCTTTCATTTTTTATTATTTAGAGGATAGTGTAACCGATGGTGTTTAATTTTGATTTAATACTTAAACCTTCCACATCTAAAGATGGGATATTGATTTGTAGAAAAATTCGATATTCCTGTGCATCGGGATCAGCAATTACTGAAACATCTGTCACTGTAATTCTTGGTTCTAAAAGAGGTAATCTTCTTGAGATGTCATCTTCGATGATTTCCGAGGTATAATCATCCACAGGTTCAAACAGAAATCTTCTCAGATCGATACCAAAGGTAGGATTCAATATCTTTTGACCAGGTGCAGTCAAGAAACAATTAACAATACTATTTTTAATCGCTTCAACGTCGAATATAGCTTGAATATCCTTCAAATTTTCTTTTCTATTCAATTGATTATTGTAAGAATAAGCTGGTTTGAGGTCAAAATTGACATCTTTATACAAATATCCAGAAGAACTTGCATTTTTTTGTGCTTTTGACTTTTGAAGAGATGATATTTTAATACTCACATTATTATTTAATTGATGACTAAATAATCACATGCCTAAGATTTCCCAATATGATCCAGCAACAACACCCCTATCTGGTGGTGAGACTTTTATTTTGAATCAAAAGGGGGTAACATACAATACTCCTTTAAGCTCTATCAAAAATTATACGGATACCACAGTTCGTAGCTTATCCTCTGACTGGCAAAGTTCTGCAACCACAGTTCGTAGCTTATCCTCTGACTGGCAAAGTTCTGCAACCACAGTTCGTAGCTTATCATCCAACTGGCAAAGCACTGCGACTACTTTCCGTGCTAATTCTGCTAATTACGCGAAAGTGAACGTTGATAATAATTTCTCAACGACTCAAACTTTTGCTACAAGTGCGATCAACATAGGTAGTTTACCTATTAGCGCAACACGCGCAGGTAGCTTTTTTGTAGGCAAAAGTGCTGGTCAGAGTGCTACAGGTGCAAGTGGTTCCAATTTCTTGGGTAATTGTGCTGGTAGTAGTGCTACGTGTGCAAGTAATTCTAATTTCTTAGGTTATAGTGCTGGTAATGGTGCTTTTTGTGCAAGTAGTTCTAATTTCTTAGGTTATAGTGCTGGTAATGGTGCTACGTGTGCAAGTTATTCTAATTTCTTAGGTAATAGTGCTGGTAGTGGTGCTTGTTGTGCAAGTAATTCTAATTTCTTAGGGCAGAGTGCTGGTAATGGTGCTACGTGTGCAAGTAAGTCTAATTTCTTAGGGCAGAGTGCTGGTAGTAGTGCTACAGGTGCAAATAATTCTAATTTCTTAGGTTATAAAGCTGGTAATAATGCTGCAAATGCTTCCAGTTCTAATTTCTTAGGTGATAATGCTGGTTCTGGTGCTACAGATGCTTGCAGTTCTAATTTCTTAGGGTATCAGGCTGGTTCTGGTGCTACGTATGCTTGTAATTCTAATTTCTTAGGTAATAATGCTGGTTTTGGTGCTTTTTGTGCAAGTAACTCTAATTTCTTAGGTTATAATGCTGGTAATGGTGCTACAAATGCATGTGTTTCCAATTTCTTAGGTAACAATGCTGGTTGTGGTGCTTATAGTGCATGTAACTCCAATTTCTTAGGTAATGGTGCTGGTAGTAGTGCTACGTGTGCAAATAACTCCAATTTCTTAGGGCAGAGTGCTGGTAATGGTGCTACGAATGCAAGTAGTTCTAATTTCTTAGGTTATAGTGCTGGTAATGGTGCTACGAATGCAAGTAATTCTAATTTCTTAGGTAATGGTGCTGGTAGTGGTGCTATTAATGCTTGTCACTCAATTTTTATAGGATATAGATCTGGCGCATCTTTATCAGCATCCATCGCTCTTGGATCGTGTGCTATTCCAACAAGCCACAATCAATTAGCATTGGGGTCGGCAACATACCCACTATCAACTACAAACGGTGGTACATGCCTAGTAGTAAATATTAATGGTGTGATTAAAAAAATAGCATTGATTTAATCACAAAGTTAATTAAATCTACGCATGTTGAAAAACGCGCTGTTCCATATTGAAGGTGGTTTGGGAAAAAATATAGCTGCAACCGCAGTAATCAGATCTTATAAAAAATCTAACCCAGATACTGATATAATTGTCACTACTGCTTATCCCGAATTATTTAAAAATGATTTTAATATCAAAAGATCTTTTTTAATGGGTAGCACACCATATTTTTACGAAGATTATATCTATAATAAAAATATTGATATTTTTGCACATGATCCATATAAAACAACAAACCACATTACCAAAAAATTACACGTAATTGAATCTTGGTGTGGTATGCTTGACGTTGAATTTGATAAGCAGTTACCGAACATCAATTTTAATTTCCGTGAAAAAGAGATGGCTTACAAATTTTTACCGAATACCGATAAACCATTATTGATATTTCAACCTTTTGGTGGTCCACAAAATCAAGACATCCCATATTCTTGGATGAGAGATATTCATCCGAAAATAGCTCAAGATATAGTCAATCATTTCAAAGAAAAATACACAATTTTACATATCTGTTACCCCCACCATCCCTCATTGCAGAATGTGGTTAGACTTGATCAATTCTTAAACAAAAAGATTTTATGTGCAATGATGGAATTTTCACAGAAAAGAATTTTAATTGATTCATCTTTACAACATGCTGCCGCTGCAATGAATCTTCCATCAACTGTGATGTGGGTCGGAACACAACCTGAAGTATTTGGTTATAACATTCATAATAACATAATTCCAGAAAAATCTTTTCCCATGGGTAATATAAATTCATATTTATATGATTACAGTTTCAATGGATTGGTTCATGAATGTCCATATGATAATATTGAAGATATCTTCAATATTGAAAAAATTGTAGCATGAAAAACATACACTATGTTTCGGGATTACCTAGATCAGGTAGCACATTATTGATGAATCTCATGGCACAAAATCCAAAAGTTTTTTGCACCCCCACATCAGGATTATTTCAATTATTACACGATATTAAAGTTTCTTGGAATAACATCATTGAACACAGAGCAGATAAAAATGCTGGAAAAGATGATAATTTAAAAAGAATTTTAAAAAGCACTTTACAGAATTATCACGATACTGATAAAGAATTTGTTTTAGATAAGTGTAGAGGTTGGGGAGGCGGTATTGAGATGTTGGAAACCATAACCAATAGAAAAGTTAAAATTATTGCACCTGTGCGTGATATAAAAGAAGTATTGGCTTCTTTTGAAGTTCTCTATAGAAAAGGTTCTTATAAATTTCCACCCCAAGGACCGATGCCGCAATGTATAAATACTGAAGGTCGAATGATGCATTGGGCTAGTTTAAATGGTGAAGTTGGGGTCGCATATAATATTTTAAAAGATGCCTTTCAAAGAGGATTGGGTGATAGATTTTTATTGGTTGATTACGATTATCTTACGAATGAACCAGAACGAACTATGAACGTAATTTGGGATTTTCTCGAAATACCTAGATGTAATCACGATTTTAAAAATATTATAAATCAAACAATAGAAGATGATGGTGTTTATAATTATGTTGATTTACATAAAATTAAAAGCTCAGTTATTCCATCAAAACCTAAAGCAATTGAAATTTTAGGGGAAAATTTATGTAAAATTACAGATGGATACGAATTTTGGAAAAATTTAGCTAAATAATAGCATGTCATTATTAGGAGACAATACAATACCATTACGAGTGCCAGTGCCAAAGAAGATTAAACTGGAAAATACAACCAGACGTATTAAAGAATTGTCAAAAAATTGCTTTAATAATTTGGTTAAAACCCAAAGAGATGGTATTGATCTCATGTGGAATCATGAAAACTTGACTCCTCAAGAAATTATCGATGAATTGGGAGTTGATGTATTCAAAGTTTTCCATTTCCACGCTAAATTGACACAATTAATTTCAGAATTGGCACAATTTGATGGTTCCACTGTTGAATTGAAATATCCAACTAATTCATTCGATATGGATGTTAATGCTGGAACTGTAACTGTAACCAATAAACCATATCAACCATAATTTATGAGAAAAAAACAAACAACACTAGGAGATGTTTACGGAGAAATGCTTAAAAGTGTTAAAACCGTTGTGAATGAGAATGCTCAGGAAAACATCAACAAATCGAAAAAAATTCCTAAAATGTCAAAAAATGCATTTAATGATAAAATGGACATTCAAAAAGGGGGACCGACAGAAAAAGGTGGTTTCCATAAAGCATTGAATGATGATGATTGTGGTTGTGATGAAGAAGACAATGAAGAACAATATAGTAGAATTTCTGAAATTGAAGAAAAATTAAAAAATCCTAATCTATCTGATACAGAAAAAGCTTCTTTTGAGAAAACTCTCAAAAATATGAAAAAAAATATGCAAAGAGAAGAAGCTGAAGAAAATATTGTTAAAGAATCTAAAAAAATTGCAAGAGAAAGACTAAATACTTTTATGATGAAAAAATCTACATTTGATAAATTGTTTGAATCTGTTATGGGTAGCGATTTCTCCGAAGACGCTGAAAACGCTGCATTGGGTCTTTCCGATGCTCCTACTGATGATGAATTCGGTGATGACATGGGTGATGACATGGGTGATGAAGATATGGGTGATGAAGTTACCTTTACTCTTGATCGTGCTACTGCTCAAAAACTTCATGATGTGCTTATGGGCGTTCTTGGAGGTGAAGAAGACCTTGGTGACGAAGGTGATGATCTAGACTTCGATATGGAAGGCGAAGAAATGGACGAAGAAGGTGATATGTATGACGACGAAGAGGAATACGAAGAAGATGAAGAAACCTTCCCTACCGATAAAGTTGGTAACGATGGGACAATTGGTGCTAAAAACTCCAAAGATGGTTCTCACAAATTCCAATCCAAGAATAACAAAGTTGGTGGTCGCCCACAACCTAAAAATCAAGGAACCAAAGTAACGGGAGTTACTGATAAAGTTGGTAACGATGGTGATTACGGTCATGCTCTACACGGCGCAAAACAACCAAACATGGGTAAACAAAACAAAGTGTCTGATTTGAGAACATCGGAAGACTACTTCCGCTAATAATTTCTAGAAAAAAATAAACTCAAGAAGGGAGAATCGTGGTGATTCTCCCTTTTTTTCTTAAATAATAACATGGAATCTTTTCTGGAATTTTTTGAAAAACACAACGGTGTCATACTGGAATACCGACACAAAGATGCTTTCGGAAATATCAAACAGAGTTTAGTAAATCCTAGAAACAAAAAAGGTGGTAGTGATATTGCTCGCATGGTTAATAGGAAAAATATTTCAACTAAAGGACCATATCAAAAGATCAGAAGTAATGGACAAATTTTAATTGGTGATGAATTATTAAAAGAGTTGGGATCTTTGGGTGGCATCGAATTTGAAGATGGAAAGGAAATCAAAAGAAAGAATTCCGATCAAATGATAAAAATGTTTACCAATCTTCATGGTCAACAATGTGGAAAAATCGTAGAAATTAAAAAATAATGGCTGGATGTCCTACAATACCTTTATCGTGCTTAACACCTGAAAACATTTTCGCTGGTGTATATCGTCCTAATTGTGGTGGATTTGCTGATCCATCCAATTTCCAAGCAGAAAGAGCAATTTTCAATTCTCAATTTGGAGAACTTATCAATAATTACGGTGTGACGATTGGTTACATGGTCAATACTTTTGAACCAGACCAAATGAACTCTATTTACGGTGAACACACCACGATGTATTGGTTGAGTGCAATGGAAATCAAAGCATATATTCAGATGGAGAACGGTTCTCCGATTTATGCGTTGGCTGGTATGGATTCCCCTGATACACTAACACTGTATCTACACATTGATGATTTTGAAACAAAATTTGCATCCTTGAGTTATTTTCAGAATCATCCATTGGAACCCAAATCACAGGATAAGATTATCGTTTATCCATTTGGTTGCGATAGACCAAATGGTAGAAGTGCTAAGATATTTGAAGTGACAGAGGCGATGGATGAGGATCAATCAGAACTCAATCCAGCAATGGGTCATTATGTGTGGAGACTAAAAGCTGTTCGTAGTGAACACAATTTCGTTACCAATGAACCTAGAGAAGCATTCAATCAACAAATTGCTGATAATTCTTACTTTGGTAAAATATCTTCA